AGTAGGAGAAACACCTAGCGAAGTTCAAAAGAGAATAGATAGACTGGTTAAGAATGGATTGTTAGACCTACAGAAAACTAAAATAAAAGTAACAGAGGAAGGGGAGCAGGAAGTATCAGAACTTATAACAGTTTACAAATACCAAAAGAGAGCCGACATAAGCGGTAGCGAAATAATCGCAGGCACTAGAGATTACTGTAGAGATATGTTAAGTAGGGATAAGAGTTACACTAGACAGGAGCTTTTAGGAATGGTTAATGATTTTGGACAAGGTACATTTACACATCGTGGGGGATGGTGGAATAGGAACGGAAACAGAGTACCCTACTGTAGGCACGTATGGTCTGCACGTACTGTCAAACTTAAACAAAATGCTTAGTAGTTACCAAAGGTTAAAATTTAAAAAGGAAGCAGCACAGAAAGCAGCAGAGGAACTTAAAGAAGATATAGAGTTTATTATTATGCGACCACACACAGCAAGAGCAAAGAATATAAGAAGGGAAGTAAAAGAAAAACACAATGGCTAGAACACTATTAATAGATATGGACTACATAAAACAGAACTCGATTCTAGATGAGAATGTAGACGAACGCCTAATGGTAGATGCTTTGTGGACTGCTCAAAGGGAGTATATTTTACCTATTCTAGGTACTGACTTATTTAATGACATTATAACCAAAGCAGCAGCAGGAACGCTAGCAGGGAATGACTTAGTATTAGTTAATACTTATATAGCACCTTGCTTATTAAAATACTTAGTTTTTGAAATGACTCCTATCCTAGCATACAAATACAGGAATAAGGGAGTAGTACAACAGAACTCAGAGAATAGTCAAGTAACATCCTTTGATGACCTTAACCACTTGTTAAACAGATGGAGAGATAAAGCGGAGATGTTTGCAAATGATATAATTAACTACCTATGTGCTAACTCTACATTGTTTCCTTTATATACAAGTAACTCAGATGGCGACGACATTATACCTAGTAACTCTGCTTTTACTGGTGGGTTATATTTAGGTAACGGAAAGTCTAGAGGAGGCTTTGACTACCTTAGAGATTGCTGCGATTAAAATATGGGAAAGAATAAAGTAAAAAAGTTTAGTATAGTAGACAGAAAGCTAAGAAAGTTTAGAGATGAAAATAACGTACAACCAAATAATAAAACAATTCGAGGACTTCGCAACAGCTCACAGACAGATAAATGAGTTCGGCAATGGCGACCTTTGGGAAATTGTACAGCACGATACGTTATTAAAGGACTATAATTATCCTTTGTTATTTGTTCAGGATAGTCCTGCAAGTATTGGAGATGGCTTTATAACTAACGGTTTTAACATCTTAGTAATGGATAAGGCAAACGAGGGAACGGTTGAAACAGAGGTTAAAAGCGACACCTTATTAATCTTATTAGATACTATTGCATACTTTGAAAAGCTATATACAGATAACTGGAAATTTGTAAGTATAGAAAAGACAGGAAGTATCTCTAGCTTTACCGAAAGATTTGACGACACATTAACAGGATGGACAATGTCAATAAGCCTTAAACAACCACTAGCATACGACGAATGCCAAATACCACAAAATTAATAAATAAATAAAATGACAAACTCAGGAGAATTAATTGCCATAAATGGCGTAGTAATTATTAACGATGCAGCAGAGAATGTAGTAAATGCAGACTCTTATTACGTAGCAGAGGACACAGTAATAGCACGAATAGAAATTAACGGAGATGACACGACAGATGTTAAAGCTAATTATATTTCTACCCCTGCCACAGCAGTAAAAGGAGGTATATTAATAACGCCTCAAAGTGGCGATTACTTTAGTGCAATAACTTTAACTAGTGGCTCTGTTGTAGCTATCTTAAAATAGACTATGCACGGATACGGATATGGATATAAAAACAGCTTAGTAGTAGGTGCAGGAGGAGGAGGAGGCTCTTATCTAGTGGACAACTACTCTCCGTATGTAGCTTATGACTTGCGTAAAATTTCAAGCGCAGCAACAAACTCTATTAGAGTAAGAAGGTCAAGCGATAACGCAGAGCAAGATATTGGATTCAACGGAGATGCTTTAGACGAAACAGCATTAACTACATTTTGTAGTGGTACAGATGGTTTTGTTACTACATTCTATGACCAAAGCGGAAACTCTTTAGATGCTGTAATGACTACAGCCTCTAGCCAACCACGTATTTGCTTAAATGGCGTTATTGATTTAGTGAATAGCAAACCCGCTATTTTAGGCGATGGTGTTAACGATAGCTTAAGGGTTACGGGGTTAGTTGGTTCTTTGCCTAATACCCAATTTGCACTTTATGATAAGGTGGGAACGTCGGGGTATTTTGGGTCATTTGGACTTACAAGTGGTATTACTGGTTTTGGCTTAGGTAGTACAGGCTCAAGAATATACCAAAATGGTGGAGCATTCGGACCTTTTTCAGCTTTAAACACACAGGCTTTATTAATGATGAAATCAACAGAGCTAACAACTTCAGACTGGAAATTTTATGAGAATGGCAGCGTAATAACTAACAGTGGCGAAACTATAGGAACACTTACCTATAATAGAATAAGTTTATTTGATAGACCTAATAATGTTAGTAGATGTAATATGTATCTTCAAACATACTTATTATTTAATTCGGATGAGTCAGTTACGAACAGGGTAGCTATTCAAGACAATATAAACACTTATTATTCAATTTATTAATATGATAGTTTTAGGATATAAATTTTTAACAATAGAAGATTTTAATACTTCAAATGCTTTGTGTAATAAATATTACGGCATACCTGTAAATGATACAGACACAACAAGAAACTGGATAGCTTACTCAATAAGTTATACTGTATCTAATGAGATTGATTTTTACTTTTGGGTAGGCAATGAAACTATTATTTTAGGTTCTCCTACAGAGTTTGAAGTTAGAGAGAAAACAGAACCAATACAAATGAAATAAACACATAGAGGATGGATGGGATGGAGTTGGCGTTTAATACTAAAGATGTTATATACATAATCGGTTTTGTAGTTACTGGGCTTAGTGCTTGGTTTAAAGTGAAGATAGACAAAGAGAAGATGAGCAATGAAATTTTTATACTAGAAAAGGAAATGCTAAAATGCGATGAACAATTCAAACACGAGGTTTTAAATGCTAAGAATGGCAGGAGAGCTACAAAAAAGGAAGCTATGGAATATATCGACAAAGCAGAAAGTACACTACATTCAAGAATAGACAGAGTACGAGATGACAACTTAAAGAGCTACGATAAACTAGAACTTAAAATAACTGAACTAGATAAGAAATATGATGTATCGACTTTGGCAATTATTACAGCAATTCAAAACAGTAAAAATGTATAGATTTAGTTCAAGGAGTTTAAGCAGATTAGAATACGTAGAGCCTATTCTTATAGCTATTTTAGAGGAGGCTATAAAAGACTCTCCTTATGATTTTGGAATACCTAGAGATGGAGGCTTTAGAACCTTTCGCAGACAAGAGGAGCTTTACGCTAGAGGTCGAACAACAGAACAATTAATCGAAAAGGGAATAACAGACTTAGAAGGTAGACCCGACAAAAGTCGTATTACTTGGACTCTTAAAAGTTACCATATGACAGGCAAGGCATTTGACATTTACGCTTATGTAGATAGGAAAGCAAGTTGGGATATGAAGTACCTAGAACCTATCGCACGACATTTAATAAGAGTAGCATCTAGCTATGGCATTGTTCTTAACTGGGGTTACGACCTTTGGAAAAAGGATGGCGCACATTTTCAAATAGATTAACAACTAAAAAAAACAAAATGAAACGATTATTCAAAACAGGAATAGTAACAACTTTAATGGGGTTAACAATTATATCAATAGCTATATGTTTATACGTTAGTAAACACCACACCGAAACAGAAGCAGGAGCAGTAGCTGCTTTAGGTTTATTGTTATTAAGGTCTAACGATTCGCTAATAGGCTTAACTAAAAAATGAGAATATTAATACTTTGTATATTCTTAATCTCCTGTAATCCACAAAATAGACTTAATAGAAAAGTAAAGAGAGCAGAGAACTACGCCTATAAACACGGTCTAGTAATTAAGGATACTATTAAGGTAGTTGATACTGTTATAGTGGATAATTATATACACGACACTACAGCGACTATAATAAAGCACGATAGCACTATAGTAGTGAATAACGAGAAAGTCTTTCTAAGGTACTTTTATGACACCCTAAGACAAGAGATATACCACGAAATAGAGTGCAAAGGAGACACTATAATTCGCGAGGTATTAGTTCCAGTAGATAAGGTCAAAGTAATAGAAAAGGATAACAGATATATGATAGTCTTAATTGTCTTGTTATCTGCTTTGTTCTTTGTAGTTCTTAGGAGAAATTATGTAAGTTAATATTTAGTATATTTACGCAAATTTAAAACTATGCAGCATAGAAATACTACAAGACTAAGACTTAAAGACGACGAGCTAGACCTTATCCAGAAATACAGAAGGATAAAAGAAGAAAGTATAGCAGCAGGGATTAATCCTGACGATGTAAAACACGGATGGCTCAAGACAGACAAGAGTAGTTTATTCTTTAAAAACCCAAATTTTAAAACAGAAGAAAAGAATAAGTTTGCTGAGGACTTAATAGAGGAGCTTAAACAATACTCTCCAAAGTATCCTACTATAAAACGGAGTAAGTCAGCAGATGGGCATTTATTGGTATTAGACCCTGCCGACATTCACGTAGGTAAACTATGTTCTATATTAGAAACTGGTAAAGAGTATAACCAACAGATAGCAGTTAGACAAGTAAAGGAGGGCGTACAAGGAATACTAGATAAGTCTAGCGGCTTTAATATAGATAAGATTAATTTCATTGCAGGTAACGATATACTGCACACAGACACACCCAAAAGAAACACGACAAGTGGAACTCCACAGGATACAGATGGAATGTGGTACGAAAATTTCTTAAATGCTAAGAGGTTATACGTTGAGATTATTGAGCAACTAATACAAATAGCAGATGTACACTTTACATTTAACCCCAGTAACCACGATTATATGACAGGGTTCTTTCTAGCGGATGTAATTAAAACACATTTTAGACATTGTAAAAATATAACTTTTGACTGTAGTATCTCACATAGAAAATACTTTAAATACTATAAGAACTTGATAGGTACGACTCACGGAGATGGAGCAAAGAACCAAGACTTACCATTATTAATGGCTACTGAAAGACCTATTCTCTGGAGTGAAACAGATTACAGATATGTATATACACACCACGTTCACCATAAAAACGCAAAGGACTACATAGGTGTAACTGTAGAAAGTTTACGAAGCCCAAGTCCTGCTGATAGTTGGCACGATAGAAATGGATATATATCTAAACAAGCAATAGAAGGGTTTATACATCACAAAGAGAATGGGCAAATAGCTAGACTAACACACTACTTTAAATGATACGAATAGAACTATCTGACGATGAAATAGAATACAGCACTTACTTTCCTATTAGAGATGCTCACGACTTAATGTATAGCTTTGAGGAAATGGTTAGAATGTACACTAAAGCAGAAATAGAAGTAGATACTTACATCCTAGAGAGGGCAAAAGAAATACATATTAAAAAGAATAATTAAAATAAAAGACTTATATTTGGGCTTTCATAGTTTAGGTTTAGTTTTGGAAAGAGAGTTAACATTCATTTGTTAGCTCTTTTTTTTGTGCCTAATTAAAATAACTGCTTTAAAATTTTTTTATTCCAAAAGTTCTATTTAATATTGTTGAAAACTTTAAAACTATAACACTATGAAAAATACAATTTTAAAATTCGGAAAGTACAAAGGGCAAGATTTTTACTCAACTCCAAAGTCATACCAAAATTGGCTAATTAGTCAAGATTGGTTTAAAGCGCCAAAACAGGCAGCAGATTTATGGAATGTAGTTGTCGTTTTTGAGCGTGAATATGCTATGGCTACTGGTTGCAAAAGCGAAACATTACATTATAATTTGTCTTTTGAAGATGCTAAAGACCTTAAAGAAGTTGAAAGCTACAATATTTATGACGGGGTAGATTATTATACAGTAACACAAGTAAAACAATAACAAAACAAATAGGCGCTATTAATTTAGTGCCTTTTTTTATTTCTAAAAACTATAAAACTATGGAAACATCTTTTAACAAAATTTGCAAAAGTATTGCAACACTTAAAACAGAGTCTCAATGTGAATCTATTGAGGCAATGATTAAGACCTTCAAAGATAAGTACAAAAGAGAAGGACACGAGTACGCTTACATATTGGTAGGCGCTTTATTAATGGCTAAGACTTTAAAATTTAAACAATGAAAGTAAAAGGATTAACAGTAATCAGTAAAAAAATAATCACAGATTTTGGATGTATAGATATGTCTGACGCTATGCGATTAGATATGTTAGGGATGGAAATTGATTCTAAAACACATACTTTAGACTCGTTAAAAAAGACATCTGCATTTAGTTGTGCATTTATGAACTTTAATCTTACTGACGAATATTTAACAGATTTATTAACTTTTCAAAAAAATATAAAATGAAAAGAAAACTAACCCACTCACTTTACGAAATGCAGAAAGTACAGAAAGACCTTTGGGAAGTATTTACAACCGACTACTGGGATAATGGAACTTATACAGTAAAGGAACTTTCACACCACTCAACAGAACGTGAAGCAATAGAACAGAAATTAATTAACAAACATAAAAACATAAACAAATGAAAGAACTACTAAACATTCAAAGCGAATTAAAAGCACCTAAGAGCCAATATAATAACTTTGGTAAGTATAAGTATAGAAACTGCGAAGATGTCTTAGAGGCTCTTAAACCACTCTTAAAAAAGAATAAATGTGCTTTGTATATATCCGACAATATACTAGAGGTCGGAGGATTGGTATTTGTAGAAGCAATAGCAACTATACAAAACGAGAAAGGACAAGACGTATCCGTATCTGCACAGGCAGGAATTAACCCAAATAAAAAGGGAATGGATATAGCGCAGTCTTTCGGTAGCTCCTCCAGTTATGCGAGAAAGTATGCCCTTAACGGATTGTTCTTAATAGACGATACTAAAGACGCAGACACAGAAGCACCTCAACCCAAGCAAAAAGAAAAGATAACAAATGGCGACCTTTCGGGAATGATGTTAAAAGCTAGTATAGGAGATTTAAGGACTATAATAAAAGACTTTGCCCTAACAAAAGAGCAAGCAGAAAAGGTAACAGAATTAGGTAAAAAATTAAAAACTAAATAAGATGGAAACTATTTTAAGAACTGAACTAGACACAGCAGACAAAAGAATAATAGTATTAGAGAGTACTATTGAAACTTATAAGCGTATTATAGCTGCTTTAGATGAACGAATAGAACTAATGGAGCGAAACCATAAGTTTGAATTAGAAAACTTTTATACTAAAAACTCTGAACTATGAAAATAAGAAGCAGCGCACTAGGTAAAATTATGACAAACCCTAGAAAGAAAACAGATACATTGTCAGCAGGATGTAAAACGTACATCAAAGAATTAGTAAAGGAAGATTTATTTGGTTATAAAACCACAATAGATTCTAAGTACCTGACTAAGGGAATAGACTTAGAAGATACTAGCATAGACCTTTACAACGAGGTACACAATACTCTATATCTAAAGAATACAGAAAGGCTAGAGAATGAGTTTATAACTGGAGAATGCGACATTAACGCAGAGAACAAAATAATAGATATAAAGACCTCTTGGAGTTTAGAGACATTTCCTGCTGCTCCTGAGGACATAAATAACAAAGACTACGAATGGCAACTACGTTCTTATATGTGGCTCTACGATAAGCCTAAAGCAGAACTAGCCTACTGTATGGTATCAACTCCTGACTACTTACTAAAAGATTGGGATAATTATAAGATACACAAAGTTGATAAGTTCGACCCATTTCTAAGAGTTACTACTATTTCATTTGAACGTGATACAGAAAAGGAGCAACTAATAAAAGAGCGAGTAATAGAATGCGGTAAATTTTATATTGAGTACAGGGATTCTATTTTAAACAAGCAATTAATACTAAGCGAATGAGAAAAGAGGATAGATTTAAGCCTTACATTTACAAGGTCTATAATAGTAGTGGAAAGCTAGAGGAGTATAGCAGGTATTACAGAACTAAAAGAGAAGCTGTATACTGGTATAAGACTCAAGGCAAATGGCTAGAAAAACACCTCAACAGAAAACTAATATTAATCGACACAGATATAAACTTATTCACTTATGTACCACGCGCACTACTTAACAGATAAAGGGGTAAAAGCCTATTTAAGAACAATAGACGAGGAAGTCTATAGAAAATATAAACAAATGTATTTAAATAGAGATAAGCACATAGAGAATATATGCAGGATAGTATTTAACTATTTTGATGTGCCACTAGAAATAATTAAGAAAAAGAACAGACAAGCTCAGCTAGTAAGAGCTAAACAATTTACAGCCTATTTTCTAAGGCGAGAAGTAAACAAAACATCGTTAAGCGAAATAGGTAAAATATTTGACCTAGACCACGCTACTATATTACATTCAATAAATAAGATAAAAGGAGTTATAGAAGTAGACAAAGAATATAGAAACTATCACAATGAGTTAAGCTCTAAGATGATGGAATTATATAAATAAAAATAGTATATTTGTAACCAATTAAAAATTAAATTATGGATTTAGAAATAAAAGGAACTCTAACCAAAATAGGAGAAACAGTAACAGGAACTGGAAAGGATGGCACGCCTTGGCAGAAGCTAACTTACACAGTAGAAACAGACCAAACGTATAACAACCTATACGCTTTTGAAGTATTCTCACAGGAGAAGGTAGAACAATTTAAGAAGTACAACGTAGTAGGTACTAAGGTAAGCGTAAAATTTAACGTCAGTACAAATGAATGGAAAGGTAAATATTTCACGACATTGCAGTCTTGGAGATGCACAAAAGACGATGCTCAGACTACAGAGAAAGAGACTGTACAAGCTACGACAGAGGATGACTTACCCTTTTAGGAAGGTAATAGGTTTATTTTTAAGCAACGGATACAAAATAAAATAGCTTATATTTGTACAACTTAGATAAATAATTACAATAGATATATGTAGGCAGGTACAAAAGGTCTACAGTAATATACTAATAAATTGAACCCTTTAACGGTTAGTAGAGTTGTACCCTCGAACGCTGTTAAAGGGTTTTTTTATACACAATATTATGGCAAAAGACTTACCTTATTTTAAGTTCTTCTGTTCCGAGTGGAACGATGGAGATATAACCCTAGAAGATTACGAGATACAAGGATTATTTATTAATATCTGCTCCTATTACTGGAGTAGTGGTTGCGAAATTTCACTACAAAAACTAAAAAAAAGATTCAGAAATCAGGATAAAAACATAAATTATCTGTTAAAAACTGAAATAATTAAGAGAAAAAATAAAAATATTTCTATAAATTTTTTAGATGAACAATGGATTGAAAGACAAACCAAAAGCAGTAAGAACTCAGCAGCAGCAAAGGCTAGATGGGATAAGCAAACGCAATGCGAACGCAATGCGAACGCATCAGAAATGCAATGCGAAAGTGATGCCATTAAGATAAGAGAAGAAAAGAAAAGAAAAGATAAGATAAGAGAAGAACTTTTTAGCTCTCAAGTTTGGAAGGAAGGAATAGCTAAACTAAATAAATGTAAATTAATTGAGGTAGAAAAGTTTTTAGTTATATTTTTGGAAGGTCAAGAATTAGACGATAATTTAGACAGAGATTTACAGGAGGTTAAAAAACACTTTAGAGCGTGGTTTTCAAAACAAAACTTTAAATCTAATAAACCAAAAAGAACTATAGCACTATGAACAACTTTATAGAATGGAATACTCTTAACTTTAAAAAGGATAAAGGACAAGAAAAGATACGCTGTCCTGAGTGCGATAACTCTAGGAGCGACAAAACAGACAAGAGCTTACAAATTAATCACAATGGAGGATATGGTAAATGTCATTACTGTAGTGCTTTAACTTTTAGAGATAAGAACGAATACGAGCCAAAGGTAATACTACCTAGTCAAGACTGGCAGAACTTTACTAAACTATCTGAGGGGATGGTTAAATGGGTAGAGAATGAAAGAGCAATAGGACAGCACTCACTTATTCAGTTAGGAATAACAGAAGAAAAACAATACCAACCACAACTAAAAAAAGAATGCAGTAATATTGTATTTAATTATTTTGAGGGCGATACTGTAGTAAACAAAAAATATAGGTCAGCTCAAAAGAACTTTACACAAACAGCAGGAGGTAAAAGCATATTCTATAATATTAATTCTGTAGTAGGAGAGTCTGAGGTTTGGATAGTTGAGGGTGAATTTGATGTTTTAGCTCTGCATCATATAGGTATAAAGTCAGCTATAAGCGTTCCTAATGGAGCAAATGACAATGACGAATACTGGAAGAACTCAGAGAAGTATTTAAAAGATGTAAAAAAGTTTATTATAGGAGTAGACAACGACACAAAAGGAAACGAGCTAAAGGATAAAATAGCACATAGACTAGGTAGGTGGAGATGTGAATATGTAGAATGGAAAAACAAAGACGCAAACGGAGATTTACAAAAAGGAGTATTAAAACAATCTGTAGTAAATAGAAATAAATTCCCAGTAAGTGGAACGGTTACTATTTCAGATTTAAAAAATGAAATATTTGACTTTTATAATAACGGACTACCCGAAACAATCAAACCAAAAGCAGAATGTTTTAAAGATATAAACAGCTTTTTTAGTTTAATGCGTGGACATCTTTGTACAGTTACAGGAATACCCTCACACGGTAAGTCTGAGTTTACAGAATGGTATGTTATGAACTTAGTAAAAGACTTTAAAATGAAAGCTAGTTTCTTTACTCCTGAACACGCACCATTTGCACTACATCAAACTAGGTTTATTCCTAAAGCAATAGGAAAACCATTTTGGAAAAGTCAAGACAATAGAATAACTCCTGCGGATATTGAAAGGTATGTAGCTTGGGCAGACCAAAAAATATACTATACTATGCCAAACTCAGGAGAGGTCGCAGACTGGAATTGGATACTAGATACTTTTAAACAGCAGATGTTTAGCTATGGAGTAGATATATTTGTTATAGATGCTTTTAACAAAGTAGTCGGAGCATCTGACAAAAAAGATATAGACGCAGTATTAACTAGGCTTACAATGTTTGCACAAACTAACAATGTTATAATAATGTTAATAGCACACCCTACAAAGATGCGAAAGGAGGAGGATAATACTTTTAGCGTTCCTACGCTCTACGATGTTTCAGGTAGTGCAGACTTTAGAAATCAGACTCACGATGGTTATGTAATACATAGAGACTTTAACGATAACTCTGTAATGTTTCAAAACCTAAAGACTAAGTATAATTTTCAAGGCGATATAGGTAAGAATTGCTTTTTAAATTATGACATACCTACAGGCAGATATTATACAGCAGGGGGTTACGTTCCTACATTTGATTTAACAAAAGATTTTGATAGTCAAGAAAAACAACTATCTTTAAAACCAAACGCAGACTTTGACTTTTTACCTAATGAGGATGAGCTAGAAGATTGCCCATTTTAAACTACATAAAAACAAATAAAACTATGGATGAAAAATTAACTATTGATTTAATAAACAAGGAATTTAAAACAGACCTTGCTTTAGTTAATTATGAGTTTTGTGATTATGACGCAGAAGATAAAAACTACATTGTTGAGGTAAAGAATAGAAAAGAGTTTTACAAAGAAAAATTAATAGAGTGCATAAAGTTGTTTAAAAACTTTCAAAACTCACAGATTAAAAACAAAGATTTTTTATACATTGTAACAGATGAGCAAGGGGTTTATATTTTTAACATATCAAAAAAGATAGATACAATAATCTCAAGTAAAATATATAAAACACTACAGCCTGAAACAACAGAATTTTATAAGACAAAGAAAATAATTAAATACGTTTACTTTTTAGATGTGAAACTTTCAAAACAAATAAAACTATGAAACTATTAAAACAATGCTCCTTAGATGGAGTAACAAGACGAAAAGACAAGAGCTTAAAAATTTCTTTTATTACAACTATGGAGCAATCCAGTAATGAATTAATGGAAATAGATAAACTACTAGACACAAACGGAATATTATACTACAAAGATAGCGAAGGACTTTCTACAGATGAAATAAACCAAATAGATAAGGTTGTACTAGACAAACCTAACGGAAAGACTCAGAGCGAAAGACTAAGAAATGTATTATATTTATATTGCAAACAGAAGATAGGTAAAGAGCCGACAAAAGAACAGTTTGCTGAGTTCTATCAAAAGTACACAGAGAAGTATATACAGTATATTAAAGACCAGTTAAATTAATGAAGTACAATAATGATTTTAAATATGACTTAGAAGTAGGGCAAGTAGGGGAGAAGTATCTAGGCAATATATTACAGTCAAAAAAGATAGAAGTTAAAACAGATTTACAAGCTCACAAGACTGGTAACATATTTATAGAGTATTACTCACGAGGTAAGTCCTCAGGAATATCTACAAGTGAAGCAGATTTTTACGCTTTTATATTGTCAAATGAAAAGATAGTGCTAATTAAAACTACAGAGTTAAAAACTATTTGTAGGAGATACATAAACACAAAGAGAGATATTAACGGAGGAGATTCTAACACCTCAAAAGGAATACTATTACCAATTAAAGAATTATTATTTTAATGAGATGTAAAGTTTGTAAAGATAAATTCGAGCCTAAGTACTTTCTCCAAAAGACTTGTTTTGACCCTAGCTGTATTTTAGAATACAAAAACAAAGTAAAAGCCAAAGAGTGGAAGCAAGAAAAGAAAGTTTTAAAAGAAAAGCTAAAAACTAATTCAGACCACGTTAAAGAGTTACAAGTAATATTTAATAAATTTATTAGAGCAAGAGATAAAGACAAAGGATGCATAAGTTGTGGAACTAAACTAACTGGTAAGTATGACGCAGGGCATTATTATTCGTGCGGCTCTTATCCTGAGCTAAGATTTAACGAGGACAATGTTCACGGTCAATGTGTTCATTGTAACCAATGGAAACACGGTAATTTAATAGAATATACAAAGAGGTTGCCTTTAAGAATAGGAGAGGTAAAATTTCATAGCTTAGAGGTTAAGGCACATATAAAACAAAAGTACTCTATTCCTGAGTTAATATTGAAAAAAAATTATTATAAAGAGTTAATTAAGTCAATGAAATAGTTTATATTTACAATCGTAGCGAAGTCTAATTAACTTCTGCAAAAGGTTCTACATTCCTGCTACGATTCTTTAATAATGTAGGTAAAATGTAAAATAAAATGCAAGAAAAAGAAGTCTGGAAAGACGTTAAAAATTACGAGGGATTATATCAGGTTAGTAATCTAGGTAGAGTTAAAAGCTTAAGGTTTAATAAAGAAAAGATAATGTCTGGTAGACCTGATGGAAGTGGTTACTTATTAGTTCCGTTAAGAAAAGACAGTAAGACACTAACGAAAAAAATACATAAACTAGTTGCTATGGCATTCTTAGGTCACATCCCTAATGGTCATAAATTAGTAATCGACCACATAGATAACAATAGATTAAACAATAATCTTAACAATCTACAAGAGTTATCGAATAGAGACAACTGTGTCAAGAACACAAGCAGAGGTCTCAGTAAATATGTAGGGGTTAGTTGGATGGTTAAGAATAGAAAATGGGTTTCAAAAATATATATAAATGGAAAACAAATATACTTAGGGTCATTCATTAAAGAAATAGATGCACATAAAGCATACCAAAATAAAATTAAACAATTAAAACAACTATGAAAGTAACAGATAAAATAACAATTACCAACGAGGATAATATGCAGCTAATGTCAAGATATGAAGATAATCACTTTGATTTAGCTATTGTTGACCCACCTTATGGGATAAAAAGAGATGGACAAGAAGAAACTTTTACTAAAAACAGAAAGCACAAAAGAAAGCATCATAAACAAAAACAATGGGATTCTGCAAGACCAAATAAAAAATATTTTGACCAACTTAAAAGAATATCAAAACATCAAATTATATGGGGTGCAAATTATTTTGTTGAATTTTTAAATGATAGTACAATGGGGTGGATTTTTTGGTATAAAGGTCAACAAGGCTTATCAATGTCAGATGGAGAAATAGCTTATACATCCTTTCAAAAAGCAACAAGACAAATTAATATTAATCGGGGTTATATTGCTAAAAATGGTGGAAGCATACACCCAACACAAAAACCCGTTAAATTATACGAATGGCTTTTAATGAACTACGCAAAAGAAGGAAACAAAATACTTGACACGCATTTGGGAAGCGGTTCAATTGCGATAGCTTGCCATAATAGAGGCTTTGAATTAACAGCGTGCGAATTAGATAAGGAGTATTACGAAGCAAGTATTAAGAGAATAAACCAACAGATAGCACAGCAAAGATTATTCTAATGAAGCAGCTAGACCTATTAAAATACATTGATAAAATTAACCCGCCAAAGAAACTAATTGCTAAAGATTACGTTATCAAAAATATTAAACAAAAAAAAGTATTATATTTACAGACGTGAACGAAAGTTTTATAAAAGAAAAGAGGCAAGTAATAGAAACAGCTTGTAAGAATATCTGTAAGCATTCTGACATTTGGAAAGACTTAGCGCAGGAAGTAAACATATATTTTTTAACTAATGAGTTACCTAATAACCTCAACAAAATAGATGGCTTTATATTCGTGGTAGCTTATAAGATGTTTCACTTGTCAGGTAGCGAGTTTAACCGTTTGCACTTTGACAATGTATTAAGAGAATCTACAGAGTTAGATTACTTAAAATTAAAAGATATTCCGTATATTAGTAACAACGTTTATAAGGAGTATTTAGAGCAAGTTAAACAACTAGACGAAATGGAACGTATTTGGGTAGAGGAGATAGTAAAAAGAAACTTATCTATAAAATTGTTTAGCGACCACACAGGAATACACAGAGCAACAGCAAAAGAACGAATGGAAAGCATATATAACAAATTAAGAAACCAAAACAAATGAGCATAATAATAATATCAATACTGGTAATACTTGGATGGACTAATCTTTTTAAACAAACCTTTACAACTAAAGAGGGGTTTAGATACGTTTACCAACCGATAAGTAAAATACTTTATACTTTAGACTTTAAACCTCTTAGCTGCGCTTACTGTCTTTCTTTTTGGTTTGGGCTAGTTTTATCTATAGGCTCTTTAGATATTAGCTATATGGTTATATTTTTATACTTTGCAATAAATAGAGATTAATGGACTACAGAAAACTTAAATGGGGAGCTTTAAAGAGCTATGCAACTAAGCTAGGAATAAACACTAAAGGAATGACTAAACAAGTCCTCTTAGAGTGGTTAGATGCTATGCCAGATGTAGCACACGGAATAGAGGAGCTAACACCTTTTACAGGCATTAAACAAGAGCATCCATTATTTGAGGAGATAAAAGACTACTTGCCATATTTAAAAGCATTTAAGAAACTAAAAGCAGTATCTAGGGCAAGGGAAGTAAACGAGGCAATAGCTACTTTGTTCATTAAATACATAGAGGAGCAGAAAAATATACGTATTAATTTAGGATGTGGC